GACGGGACAGGTGCGACAGCTACTGCTACGGTTAGTTCTACTGGCATTGTTAACGGCATTACTATCACCAGTGGTGGCACAGGTTATACTACTGCACCTACTGTCGTCATTGACTACTCACCTAAAGACAACAGAGCAGAGGTCAAGTCCTGGGATAGCACAACTAGATCCCTCCAAGTCATCAACAGAACAGGAACCTTCACTACTGATGAAGTAATTACTGGTCTAACTTCAGGTGCTAAGTGGAGTCCTGAGACATTTGACACTCTAAATAATACGAACAGCACGGTAGATCAGAACAGACAGATCGAAGATAGTGCAGACAACATTATCGATTGGACTGAAGGTAATCCATTCGGTGAATATGGTAATCAGACAGGTAGCTTCTAATGTTAGGATCACATTTTTATAATTCAATTGTTCGTAAGAACATCATTGCGTTTGGTACGCTCTTCAATAATATTGAGATGAAGAGTACAGATCCTAATACGGGTGAAGTATTAGAAACACAAAAGGTTCCTCTCAACTATGGACCTAAGCAAAAGTTCCTTGTTCGTCTGGCAGAGAATAATGCATCCAGTAAAGTGGCAATCACATTGCCACGTATTTACTTCGAGATGAATGGTATCGAATACGATTCTACCCGTAAAACATCACCAATTCAGCAATACAAAACAATCGTTGCTGATAATGGTAATGAAGTCAAGGTGCAATATGTTCCTGTTCCTTATAATTTAAATTTTGAACTAGGAGTTATTGCCAAGTCTCAAGATGATGCATTGCAAATTGTAGAGCAAATTCTGCCATACTTCCAACCATCTTTGTCTCTGACTATCAATATGATTCCAGATATGAATGAAAAAAGAGATGTTGCTATCTTACTTAACAACATCTCTGGTGAAGACGAGTGGGACGATACTTTCTTGAATCGTCGTTATATCACATACACATTGAACTTCACAATGAAGTCTTACCTCTACGGTCCTTACAGCACTTCCGATATTATCAGGAAGGCGATCATCCACGAAACAATTGGCGATCTTGCTGTCAGTCGCAGAACTATTACAAGAACATATACACCCAAAGCAACAACAGATATCAACACAGATGGCGTCATCGATGCTGCTGATGATGTACTAGTCAATGCTGGTGATGACTTTGGATTTAATGAAGGGATTGAATTCTTATGAGCCTAGAAGAGAACATGGAGGAGATCCTCAACATTAGTGCAGAACCTGTTGAGGAGAGCAAACCTTCCAAACCACAACCACCACAGGTCGATAGAGACGACCGTGAGAAGGATTACCAATATACCAGGGGTGAGTTATACTCACTCATAGACAAGGGTCAGGAGGCGGTTAACGGTGCCTTAGAGGTCGCTCAGGAGTCTGGGCACCCTAGAGCATATGAAGTCGCTGTAGCGGCGATGAAGCACGTTGCAGACATGACTGAAAAACTGCAGGATCTTCATAAGAAGATGAAGGATCTTGACGAAGAAAAGAAAGGTCCATCCAAAGTTACCAACAATGCTATGTTTGTTGGTAGCACTGCTGAACTACAGAAGATGCTCAAGCAAATGGGCGGGGGTAAACGCTAAATAACTTAGTAAACCCTCGTCGGTTATCATGAGAGATTTTAAAGAATTCAGAGAACTCTGTGAAGCAAAACGTGGTCTCTACGCAAATATCCACGCTAAACGAAAAAGAGGAGAAGCACCTGCGCGTCCTGGTAGTAAGGACTACCCCGCCAAGGATGCTTTCAAAAAGGCGGCGAGGACTGCCAAAGAAAGTTTTGAACTCGAAGAAGCAGCCTGGACCCGAAAGGAAGGCAAGAAAAAGTCTGGAGGTCTTAATGAGAAGGGACGTAAATCTTACGAAAGAGAAAATCCTGGAAGCGACCTTAAAGCACCAAGCAAGAAGGTTGGAAATCCCCGTCGCGCATCGTTTTGTGCTCGAATGAAGGGCATGAAAAAGAAGTTGACTTCCAAGAAAACCGCCAACGATAAGGACTCACGTATTAACAAATCCTTACGTGCCTGGAATTGCTGAAACAACTAGATATAATTAGATTGAGCGTCTTTACAATGATGAAATTCCAGACGGATGATATTACAAGACTAATACGTGCTTGTCGTATGTATCAGGATCAAACTGGTTCTGAATATATGTGGGAGCAATACGAAAAACTTATAGACAAATTAGAATACTACGAAGAAGAGCATAACGAAGAATAATGTACAGGGAACCTCACCTACAGAAAAAGTCAGACGAGTGTGCTGCTTTGTGGTGGGAGTGGCACAGACTCTGGATAAAAAAGCATTAGGTGCGCCAGAGGCGAGAAAAAAATGGTCCCAATGTGTTAGTGAATTTGGGGAAATGGTAAGTCAGGAAGTCAAAACAAACCCACGCTACAATAAGCTACAGATAGACATTGGTAAAGAAGAACCACCTAGATAAAACAGTTGTATAAGTTTTATGAAGTTCTTCTTTGCACTTCTTGCTACACTTTTTCTTGCTACACCTGCTTGGGCTGTAGATGTAATGATGGGTGCTAATGGCAACCTAGTTTTTGAACCAGCAGAGGTTACGATTGCGGCAGGAGAATCAGTCCATTTTGTAAACAACATGCTACCTCCTCACAATGTGATTGTTGAGGATCATCCTGAACTCGGACACGAAGGTCTCGCTATGATGCCTGGCGAAGAGTTTGACGTTGCATTCCCAGATGCAGGAGACTATACTTACTGGTGTGGTCCTCACAAGGGAGCAGGCATGATCGGTACAGTACATGTAGAATAATGAAAAAATTCAACACTGTTGTTTTAGACATCACTGTTGCAATACTAGACTTCCTCTATCAAGGAAGAGAATATCCACGTTTTTGGGTGCTTGAGGAAATCGCTCGGGCACCCTATTTTGCGTTCTTAAGCGTATTGCATTTCAGAGAAAGTATGGGACTACGTGGTCCTGAGCATCTATATTTGATGAAAGAACACTTCGATCAATCAGTCAATGAAACAGAACATCTGGAGTATATGGAGAGCAGGGGCGGTAATGCTTATTTTATTGATCGCTTTGTCGCCAAGCACCTCGTCCTTATCTATTATTGGGTCAATGTGGTTTATTACTGGGTGGCTCCTCGCTCTGCATACCATATGTCTTACGAAGTAGAAATTCATGCGGCAGAAACTTACGCAAAGTTTCTTGCCTTTAATGGACACGATGACAAGATCCTTGAGATCTTGAATGACGAACTTACACACGCTAGGGAACTAGAATTAGCAATGGAGAAGATTAAATGAAAGTAGGAATGATCGGACTCGGACGGATGGGAGAAGGTATGTCCCGCCGTCTTATCGCAGCAGGACACGAAGTACATGGATATCGCAACAACTATAAAAAAGCTGAAGAGCAATTTGAAGCGGGTTATATCAGTGGATGTACCACTTCTTTGGAAGGTCTTGTTCAAGTAGTACATGCTGGAACGTCTTTAACTGGAGATGTCCCAGGTGTTTTTATGATGGTAGTACCAGCAGAAACCGTAGAGGACACACTCAATGAGTTATTACAATTTTGTGTGGAAGGCGATATTATTATTGATCATGGCAATTCCAATTTTAAGGACTCTCGACGCAGGGCAGAAAGGTTGTCTAAGTTGGGCATCCAATATATTGACTGTGGCACTAGTGGTGGTGTTTACGGTTTGGAGCGTGGATATTGTCTTATGGTTGGTGGTGCAGATCATGCAGTATCCGTCTGCCGTCCTATCTTTGACGCACTCAGCCCAGGCATCGATGGTGCCCCCAGGACCGATGACGGAAGCTGGGTCTCACCTGCTGAACGAGGTTGGTTGCGTTGTGGAGGACCTGGCGCAGGTCATTTTGTAAAGATGGTACACAACGGTGTTGAATACGGCATGATGCAAGCATATGCCGAAGGGTTCAATATTTTACACGAAGCGAACGCAGGTGCCAAATATGTCAAGGAAGGAGATGCTGAGGTCGCTCCAATGGATTGTCCAGAAGATTATTGCTATGACATTGACGTTGCTGAAGTGGCTGAGTTATGGCGTCGTGGCAGTGTGGTTGGTTCTTGGTTACTTGATCTTACCGCTACTGTACTACGCAGCGATAGAGAGCTTAGCAAGTTCGATGGTGGAGTATCAGACAGTGGTGAGGGTCGTTGGACTGTTCACAGTGCTGTGGATCTCGGTATTCCAGCCCCTGTTATTACTACTGCTCTCTTTTCAAGATTTGAATCCAGAAGACTGGGAAGATTCGCAAACAAAGTCTTAAACGGTATGCGTGCTATGTTTGGTGGTCATGACGTTCGCTGATGTCCTACTTTGGGGAGCACTACCTTTTGTATGTGCCACCATCTATTTCGGGAAACGAAAAGGTGAAAATGTCTACTACGAATCAGATAACTATGACGGAAACGGAACAGCTCACTAAAGGGATTGTTATCTTTGGCGCTACAGGAGATCTGTGCAAGAAGAAACTAATCCCAGCATTACACAAACTGTGGGAGAAAGATCTTCTCCCACCCAACTTTTTAATTACTGGATGTTCTAGGAGAGATCCTAGTGTACAAGTATGGAAAGAATCTCTTGGAGAATATCCAGAAGAGTTCTTACATCATCTAGATTATGTCTCGGCAGATCTAGACAATATCGATAGTCTCTCCAATCTACCAAATTATCTTGACGATAATACGTACTTCTTATCCGTACCGCCAGAACGCTATGAGAATGCTATCATCAATCTCAAAGAAACAGGAAAGCTCGACGACCCTGAAAGATCCCGTGTGGTTGTGGAGAAACCCTTTGGGCACGATTTTAAATCTGCTGATCATTTACAGTCAGTGGTGGAGCGACATCTACGCGAAAAACAGGTCTATCGCATTGACCATTATCTTGGCAAAGATACTGTTAATAACATCCTTGCCACTAGGTTTAGTAATATACTTCTTGAACCACTTTGGAACCGCAATTACATAGAAGAGGTCCAAATCTATGCTACCGAAACCATTGGGTGTGAAGGACGTGCTCAATATTATGAAACTGCTGGAGCAGTTCGCGACATGCTTCAAAACCATATCTTGCAGGTTCTGTCGCTCATTGCTATGGAAGCACCCTGCCGAATGTCAGCAAAAGAAGTCAGACGAGAGAAGACAAAAGTCTTAGCTGCAACTAGACTATCAGAGAACATTATTCTTGGACAGTACGATGGCTACCGTAACGAAGAGGGCGTTGATCCTAACAGTGGTACTCCTACCTATTTTGCTGGGTCTCTATTCGTCGATAACTGGCGTTGGGAGGGAGTTCCTTTTAACGTCATGACTGGCAAGAAACTACCATACCAATGTGTAGAGGTAGTAATCAAACTCAAAGCACCACCGCTAAAGTTATATGAAGGAGAAGTCAAAGACCGTATCGTCATGCGCTTACAGCCTAATCCTCATCTCGATATCCGTATGGATATTAAGTCACCTGGGCTCAATGACGACTTGGAGTTGGCAACACTCACCCACGACTATCCACAGGACAGAGCAATAGATGGATATGAAAAACTTCTATATGACATTATCAACGGGGATCAATCCCACTTTGTTCATGCAGATGAAGTTATGGAGTCATGGAGAATCGTAGACGATCTCCTATGTACTGGTGATAGTTGTCCTATTCGTACTGTACCTTATATTTACGTTGGTGGATGGGGTCCACAACATAAGACAGAAAGAATAACTGATTGGGATTATCCAGCATGAGTTTAAACAGACGCCATGGTCCACTCAGTAAAGAAGAAGTGGCAGAACACAGGGAACTACGAAAGAAGTTATACGAACGTATTAGACAACTTCGTATGACTGAGTATATTGACGACGACGAAGAACCAGAAATTTTCTTGGACGTATCATGATATTAGAATTTGCTAGATTCTGTGGAAGAACACTAAACAATCCACTAGCATGTGGATTCATGGCGTGGTGTTTGGTATTTGTTCCTATCTTAGGAATGTGGGCTGTACATAAATATGGATGGGAACATTGGGAACCTTTTAGTCGTCATGAACCTCCTCCTCCGCCCCCTGAATGATATTAATGACCCCGTTTGGAGTGTGATCTTCTCGATCATGTTGCTCCTGGCGGGGGTTTTTTATGTCGTCTCCTATATACTAGGAATTGACGAGAGAGAATCTCATGGGCAAGATGACACCCCCAAGTCGTAAGAGTTGTTACAACTTTCGCGTGGTATCGATAGATAAAGTGTTGGACGGAGATACCATCGATGTCACAATTGATCTCGGTTTTGACCTTTATAAAAAAGA